CGCATGCCGATGATATCGCCCGCATCAACGCGACGGCGGCGCAACAACTCGCAACCGCCCTTGAGCATCAACAAGCCGCAGAGGGTGCGGTTTATACCCTTCAACAGCAGTACGATAACGAGGTTGCCCAACATGCAAAAGATTCTCTTGATTACCGCGCTAAGTTGCTTGCTGGCACTGAGCGCGTGCGCGTCCACGTGTCCGGTTGTAGTATCGGCGCCGCCAGCGGAAAAAGCGCCGCCGCCGCCCCCGGCGCTGATGGTTCCACCAGCTACGGATTCCTTTCGCCTGAAACTGCTGCAAACGTTGCAGGACTAGCCGACGAAGCCGACGCGAACACTGCAAAACTTCGCGCCCTTCAACAGTACGTGACGGAGTTGCAAAACAATGGCTTCATATCAAACGGAAAGTGACGCACAGGCGGCAATCGAAGCGCACCCGGCATGTGCGCAGTTCATGAATACACCCGGCTCATTTGTGGTCTATTACCCTGCCGCGTACGTCATTCCAGGCGGCACGAGAGTACCCAAAGGCACTGACCCGCTCGCATCGCTCAATCTGCTGTACGACCGGATTGATGCATTCTGGCAGGCGCAACGCCTACAGGTGACTAAATGAAAAACGCCCCGCATCTAGCGGGGCGTTTTGCTTGGGGCGGTTGGGTTAGTGATGAAATACAATCAAACCGGCTTCAACCTGAGCATCAACGAACGCTTCAACGTTACCTTCGTTAAGAGCCAAGATTTCGTTATACAACTCGTGATCGGCCGGAACGTCGAGCGCAACAACATTGTTCATGCCGACCCGCGCGCCGCCGTTATCAAGATGCGCAACAAAGAATTCGCCGTTATCGAAAACAAACTTGGTCGTGTGTGCGGTCATTTCGTTCCCCTTCGTTGTCTGACAGTGTGTGACAAGTATAGAATCGTTACTAACGGTTTGCAAGTGGTCAATGCAAATAATTTGGCGATACTATCAACGGCCCATAATCCCGATTTGGCAACTGGTCCAATATCGACACGGCGGCTTGCGATCCGTCACTGTTCGTTGCGCGCGTGTGATATCTGGCGCACATCGCAACGTCATCTTCATCGGTGCCAATTTCATAGAACGCCAGATGATAATCAGTCATCGCGTCACCTTCATGGTTGCCAACAGTTCGCGCGCGTGGCGCACATAGTACTCATAGTCGATCCAATCGGGCATCTGTTGCGGCAGCGTCATCAGAGGCCATGCGCCGGTGCTGTCTGCAACCTGATTGCCATTCGTTCTGTAATGGATAGCGCCGGTATAGTCACGCCGGTATGCCCATCGGACAACCTTGCCAAGCACCTCATATGAACCAGGTTGTTGCTGGTCAAATGGTTCATGCTCGGTACCTTCATAGAGCCGTCTGACTGCACCCCCTTTAACCGTGCGCGATGATACGAACTTGCGGATATCGCGGCACCTGTAGATCGTTTCATCGAGCGGCACCCCGTGTTGGACGTAGGCGATGACCGCATCCATACAGATTTCCCGATGTGGCGCTTTCGATGATGATGGGCCGCTGCCGACTTCCGCGTGTACGAAAATACCTTTGCGCTTAACTTCGTCTTTGTCAGTAATAGCAAAGTAGTTGTTGACGTCGCGGAAGTAAATGCCTTTGTACGCCTGGTGTTCCAGTTCCATATCAACAATGCGTTCCCACTCTTTCATGATGACATTGCGGCGCGGTATGAGCGGTGTTGGGCACCGTGTCACGATACCGTCTGTGTTGGCCGACACGACACTGATACCGCTCAGTTCGAGCGCTTCGATAAGCATCAGCAACATCAATTGCCCGCTGATCGTTACTTGCATCAATAATTCAGGTGCATAGGCCATGCTGTATTTGCTGCCAAGCTTGCCGAACCATCCGTTCAACACAATCTTTTTGCTGTTACCTTCTTTCTTGCGACCGGCGCGTTTCGCAGCGATACGCTCGACAAACACTGTCTTGTAAATAATCAACTGTCCTGGTCCGCACTGTTCCGGGTAAAGCTCCTGATTGATGATGACCTTTGGATAAAACGAACCGACATCGCTATCGCATATCTGATGCGTCGCGGTTGTTTCGTACCATACGCCGGACTCCTGAGAATGCAGACCGCCTGCGCCGAATTTATAAACGCTGGTGCCAATCTTGATGCGGATAGCCGCGATGTCCTTATGCATCTTGATACCGGATTTGATCTTGTTGCCGTCGCTATCCAGTTCGTCGGTTTCTTCTTCCTTGTGCATCACCGTAAAAGGCGACGTCGCGACAATGCGTAGCGCTTCCTGCAACTGTTCGGTCTGAAAGCTGATGTTTGACGGCACGCGATATGTGAACTGATAACCGCTAGGTCGTTGGATAGGTTCCGGCCGGAATCCAAGCTTGGCACGTGTGATTGCTTCGGATATCTGTGCATCTGACTTGCTGCGTACGTCAATGCCGATTTCATCGCTGATATGTTCGCGCAGCGGTATCCATTCTTTATCGCATGCGATTTCGTACAACCTTCGCGTAACTCGCAAATCATTGCCGCAATAGGTCGACAGACGAATGCGCTCGATGGGGCTGATATCTTGTGACGGGTCAATCGGCAAATCCTGAATCGTCGGGCAATGCGCGATGCCAGCATAGGCTTTAAGACTGATGCGCACACCGGGCAACACTTCCATGATGTCGATGTGATCCGTACATGTGGGCATCGATATGTTGTACGCGCGGTAAAACTCCCATGGTTTCGTGCCACGCGCGTACAACATATCGTTAGCATCTTTGAGTGCCTGATTGTCTGCGCCGGTCAATGCGAGCGCCAGAATAGGGCAATCGTAATTGCCGCTGTTGAAACCAACAATCGTGTATCGAGCGAGCATTAGCAGCACGCCCACGCGATTTAACGGTTGGCCCGGAAACATAGCGAACTCGACGTATTCATCGGTCGGTAACAGAAACTTGCAGAGGAAATAGTTACGGTACGTTTCCAGATCGAAAAAAGCGATGGGGCGTTTAGTCATTGTGGCAATCCATGAAAAACGCCCGCACGTCGCGGGCGTTACGTTGTGACGATTTACAGGTTAGACCAGATAACCGCTTTGCCGCAACATCGTATCATCCCAACCGTTACCGATAGCTTGCTGATACGACGTAAAGCCTGCTGCCAACGCTGCCGGTGTCAGTTGTGGACCCGCGACAGGTGGCGTTGGCGGTACGGGTGCGACAGGTGGCGTCGGCGGTACGGGTGCAGGGGCCGGATAAAGCGCCGCAACCTCTGCGTCAGTCTTGACATCCTGACCTTTGTACCGATAGCCCGGTGCTTGCGGGTGCACTATCCATCCATCAGCGGTTGCCTTCGCAATAGGATCGTGGGCGACAGGTGGCGTCGGGGGTGTAGGCGGCGTGGGCACACCGGTTGCGGGCGGCAACGGAGCGGCCCCTACGCTTGCCGGATTTGCACCGGGCACGCAACCGGGTGGCAAAGCACCAGCCGTGACACCCTTGAATGCTTCCGACGCTTTTGGACCACTCACAATGCGCGGTCCGCCGCCGACCAGACACACCATGTTGGCGTTGACGTACACACCGGGCGTTTCCGCGCCGACATTGGCGTCAACAGTTCCGCAGACCGCAACATAATCGCCCGGTAGTACGCGCGTCTTGTCCTGCAATTGTTGCGTCGGGTCAAGCCCGATTTGCAGATCGAAATTACGCGGCGCGTACTGGCTCGAAAATACAACAACCCAATGGCCGGCCCAACCTTCTTTCAACTTGTTGTCTTGTCCCTTGGTGTCGAAACCATCGCCATCCTTGATCTTGGTGGCAAATACGACGCCTTGCGTAATACCTGGCTTACCCGTCAACGGGTCGATTGGGCCGTTGAAAAACTGCGGATAACCGGCGCGACCCGCATCGAGAATCATCGCACGGAAAGTGTTGAACTCCGCGTTCGGCGCACTATTCGCCAGCACCTTCGGGAACGCCACGCCGAATGACCATTGCGTGGCGGGTTGACCCTTGTTAGGACCGCTTTTTATGACGCGCGGTTGCCCCTTGGAATCGGTGGTCGACCCATCCCATACCGAACCGAATACGATGCGACCAACGGGGCTTGTGAACTGAACCTTTGCCATTGTTTAATCCTTCTTCAAATGAGAAAAAGCTTTAACCGCTGCATTGCTGTCAAAGCGAACCAACTTTACTTCACCGCGCCGACGTTGCGCGTATTGCTCAATCAACTCTTTTGGCATCTTGTGAAGCGCCTGCAGCGGCGTGATAGCCCGTGCAGGTTTGCGCAAGTCTGCGCCCATCAGGTCGCCCATCGTAAGCGCTGCCTGCTCTGCGTTTTCATCGAGCCACATCAACCGACCCTGACCCGATTCGAGTGCATAGTGAGGTAACACCGCACCCTTGCGGATGAGATATGAAGCCTGCGCCTGCAACCCGGTCAACCGTGCCTGCAAGATAGCTTGTGCCTGCTCGATGCGTTGCATTTCATAATCAAGGGCGTTGACCGGCAAATCATAAACGTCAGGTTCGCCAGCCACTTCAAGCGCTCGCCCTGCGGCAGCATGCGCAACACTGCACGATGCCCGACCGGCGCAATCGTCACATTGCGGGCCTGACACAGCCCGCGCATAGTCACCCATCGCGATAGCAGCAGCGTGATGCAACGCATTGATATGGTCGCGGCATTCGCCAACAGTTGTACGAAACGTACGAACCGGACCGTCACGATGGTAGCAGCGCGGTTGTACGATGACGAATTCAACAACCGTATCATCTTCGTCAAACCCCGGTGCATAATCCAAAATCGCAGCTAGATAGCCCATCAACTGCCAGTTAGGAAAAACGTCAACGAAACGATAGCCCCCCTTAAAATCGACCAACCGAATGATATTCCCCCACTGCAAGTCATACAACGCGAACGCATCAGGCGTGCCGCCGCACTGAGCATGGATGCGTGGTGCGCAAAGTTGACGCTCGATGACCCATGCATCCATGCTGTTATCGAATGCCGTTACCGTGTCAACATAGAACTGTGCGGCGTCGACCATTTCATCGTCAAGCACAACACCATTTGACATCTTGGCACCGCT